GGTCTCCTCGACAAGGTCATCCCCGACAAGGCGCAGGCGGAGAAGGCCAAGGCCGACATGCAGGTGCGCCTCCTTGAGATGGCGCAGCAGGGTGACCTCGCCCAGATCGAACTCAACAAGGTGGAGGCTGCCAGCGACGGCATCTTCAAGGGCGGGTGGCGCCCCTTCATCGGCTGGGTCTGCGGCGCTGCCCTCGCCTACCAGTTCATCGCGAGGCCCATCATGCCTTGGCTCCTTGGGGTGGCGGGCATGCAGGTGCCTCCGATGCCGGGCCTTGACGGGATGCTGTGGGAGCTGGTCTTCGCCATGCTGGGCATGGGCGGACTGCGCAGCCTGGACAAGCGTCTAGCCTCTTAACACGTCCCCCGGATACGTACAGAAACCGAGGATATCTTAACATGAAGGACAACTTCGAGGCCTGCCTCGTCGAGGTGCTGAAGCACGAAGGCGGGTGGGCAGACCACCCCAAGGATCCGGGCGGGGCCACCATGAAGGGTGTCACCATCGGCACCTACTCCACGTGGCTGGGCCGCCAGGCTACCAAGGATGAGTTGCGCAACATTCCCAATGAGCATCTGCACCAGATCTACAAGGCGTGGTACTGGGACAAGGTGCGAGGGGATGATCTGCCTCGGGGGGTGGACCTCTGCCTCTTCGACTACGCCGTGAACTCTGGGCCCAAGAGGGCGGTGGTTGCGGTGCAGGATACCCTGCGGGTCAACCCGGATGGGGCGCTGGGTCCCAAGACCCTTGAGGCAATCAAGATGGCTGACCCCGCCACCCTACTCGGTGAGGTGTGCCAGCGTAGGCTGAACTTCCTGCAGTCCCTCCCCATCTGGGGTACCTTTGGCGGGGGCTGGGAGAGGCGCGTCAAGGAGGTGGAGACGGTAGGGAGGAAGATGTGCGCTACGTCCTAGCCCTCCTTGGGGTGCTGCTTCCCGGCATCGCGTGGGCCAACTGCGGACCCGCCGCCAACGTGGCTGGCTTTCTCCTTGACAACTTCGGGGAGAAGCCGCAGTTTACCTTCGCCTCCGACGAGATTGTGTACACATTCTACGCGGGGTCCAAGAGCTGGTCGCTGGTAGGTGTGAAGGGCAATGTCGGTTGCATCGTCACAGAAGGAAAGGCTTGGAAGTTCCATCGCACACTTTAACGAGAGCTGGGACCTGCCCCCGCTGATGGGTAGCTGCTACATGTACGGGCCGCAGCAGCCAAACCCCGAGGCGTGGAACACGCTCATGGCCAATCGCACCTTCACGCAGTTGCTGACGCTGGCCAACGATGCCCTCTTTGCCGCCCAGATGCGGCAGCAGTGCATCCCGGATAACAACTACCCGCAGTACAGCAGGAAGCTCAACAAGTGCATCCTCCTCCTGGAGGAGGTTATCAAGGAGGGCAAGTGAAGGAGGGCGACCTCTACTACCTGGAGTGGGTGGACGCCGCGACCTTGGGGGGTCACGAGTGGCGGGAGAAGCGCGAGATCGATTCGCTGCAGGCTCCCCACATCAAGACGGTGGGCTGGGTGCATAGGGTTACGGACACCAGTGTCCTCATCGTGAGTACCATGGACCTGCATGACACCAACGATCCCAGCTACTGGGGGGAGATGATGATCCCCTTGGGGTGCATCCAGAAGAAGAGGAAGTTGCGATGACTATCACGCGCGCGCAGATCCCGCAGCAGGTATCGAAGCCACCCATGAAGAAGAAGATGGCGCAGGGGAAGCCCAAGAACCTCAGTGCCCAAGCGAAGAAGATGCTGAAGGAGATCAAGCGTGGGTAACGTCTTCGACTTCCCCGGTACCAAGGCCAAGGTGTCCGACGAGGAGATCACCAAGGAACTCCTCATGGTGCTGGACGAGATGCGCAAGATCGTGGAAGACGATGCCGAGTCCATCCTCGTGGTGGGCTTCACCCGCAACGACACGGTCTATGGTGCCTTTGGTGGCCTGATGAACCCCATCGCAATGGCGGGCCTGCTTGAGAGAGTCAAGCTCCAGCTACTCACGTCCTAAGCTCAAGGGCTACTACCAGGTCACCTACCGGGGTATCGATAGCGTACCTCCTGGGTACACTGCCCATGAGTACATGCGCATATGCAACTGCCTTCACAAGGTGCAGGTGCTGAGGCGCAACTGGCTCAGCACGATGCTGCGACGGCACGTGGACGTGCGGGAGTTCGACCTCCTGGTCAAGCACCTGCAGCGCGACGGGCGCCTCCACGGCTACGAGCCCTTGCCTTCTTCGCGGGTGACGCGGCGGCGGAGGCGGATCGCACCTTGAGGATGTAGGAGTCCACCAGCTTCCGTAGCTGGAGGAGGTCGCTGAGGGCCTCCGGGGCATACCCTCCGCCCACGAAGAACTCATGCATGTGCAGGTGTTCCTGCAGGAGGGAATCGAAGGAGACAAGGGTTCGCGTCCCCTCGCCATCCCCCATGTCCACCATCACTTCGATGGCATCCCCCATGAGGTACACGCTGGTGTGCAGGGGGATCGTGAAGTTCCTGGAGTAGATATTCATGGCATCAATCCTCCGGGAAAGTCCTGTAGTTATCCTGCATGATTTCCAACTGCTGGTAGGCGAAACTGATCAGGTCCTTCATGGACTCTTCCAGCTTGGGTTCGTACCAGACTTGACCATACTCATCCTCCCATGAAGCCCCCTCCATGGCTCGCGAAATGAGTACACCTAGATCGACCTCTGCCTCATATTGCCCATTCGGCTTTATGAGTTCCTTGGCATTGGCCTTTGGCATGATCTTGAGGGCAATCTCATTGTCGATGTACTCAAGAGTGACCTTGAAAGGAGTCGTGTTAAACTCTACCGCCATAGGATTTCTCCATACTCTCCGGGTTTGAGGGTGAGAAGCTCCCAAGGGTCATAGGCGAAGGGCTCGCCGCCGTCAAGGTTCTTGTAGATCTGGCAGAAGGCGAGGGGGCGCCCGGCGAATATGCGCTGCAATGCTTCGCCGTAGACCTCGCGCAGCTTCTTCTCCACGTTGCGCTTGCGGGTGAGCTTCACCTCCACCACCACGATGGGACCCTGCAGGGGGATGACGATGATGTCGGGCTGGCACACGGCCTTGTCCCAGTAGATCCACTGCCCGTGCAGGAGGAAGGTGCTGAGGTCCCCGGTCTCAGCGAGGTGACGTACAACCTTCTTCTCGTAGAGGATACCCTTGCGCTGGATGCGCGTGGGCTTGTCCTTCGAGAGGTAGGTGGGCCTATGCCCCAGCGTTGGCGAGGACATCGAGGACGGCCCCCACGATTTCCACCGGGTTCCCTTCCTTGTCACGGAGGGCGGCATCACGCATCACTTCGAGGGGCACACCGTGCTGCAGGGCGAGGGACACCAGGGTGGCAGCGGTGCAGCAGATGGCGTAGAGGTCGGTGCCCGCACGGGGGCCGGAGATGAAGACCTCCCACACCTTCCCACCGAGGGTGGAGTAGCTGAGGTGGTAGCGTTCCCCGTTGAAGTAGAGGTCCTCGATGGTGCTTTCACGGCGCCCGGGGAGGCGGAAACGAGAAGCTGAGATTGCTGCGGACGACATAGACGGTTCCTTCCTTTTCGACGCGCACATCTACCTCGATGTCCTTCTTGCGGTAGTAGGCGCGGATGCGATTGGCCAACAGTGTAGTGTAGTGGCGGGAGCCTAGGTAGTCAGGATATTCCATCGGGGTTGTCCTTCTTCTTCTTGCCCCAGTTCATCCCGACCTGGTACTCCCAGGGTATGAGCATCGGGCGGGTCTTCCCCCAAATATCCGTCACATCCAAGGTACGTGTCAAGCATTTAAGTATCTCCGGTACAAGATTATCCTTGAGGTGCATGGGAACCTGGCAGAAGGCAGCATCATGGATGTTGTTTAGGATCTGCACTTCGGGAAGGTTCTGGTAGATGGAGAGCAATCCGTGGGATGTCATGTCCCCCACGGTGCTCTGGGGTACGTAGGCGATGGCGGCGCGCACGGTGGCGTCATCCCGGGGATTACCCCAGAAGGTACGGCGGCGACCGAAGGGAGTGACGAGGTAGCGCACGGTCTGCAGTTGCTGGGCTACCCAGATCTGCCACTTGCGCAGGAAGGGGAAGGCCTTGAAGTACTTGGCCTGGAACTCCTCGATGACGGGCAGGTCTACCTTGAGGACCCGAGATATCGTGTGAGCTGTTCCACCATAGTTAGAACCATGGGCAGCTCTCTTTGCGATATCGCGAAAGGACATCTCTCGATAGTACTTGCGATCCGCCAGCTCGCGCTTAGGTTCAAAGCCGAAGACCATAGCGGCCACCATGGTATGGACATCTCCGGATTCGATGGCTCTGATGTAATTCTCATCTCCGGCCAGGTATGCGACAACCCGGGCCTCAGCACCCTGTTGATCACAGTTGACGAAGACGTAGCCAGGATCCGGTACGAATATGCGACGGATGTAGTCATCGATGTTCTGAAGATTAGATCCCCAACCAAATGGATGGCTACTACTGCTCCAGCGCCCGGTATCCGTGCCGCCAATATTGAAGCTAGCATGCCATCGTGAGTGAGGGGAAAGGTCCTTGGTAAGGGTGTCAATGGTCTTCTCCAGGTCACGTAGCGTGAGGAGGCACAGGCAGATGGGGATGGCGCGTATGTGCTCGCGACTCAGGCGCTCCAAGGTATCGCGGTCGGTGCTGAGTTTCTTCTCGCCCTTCTTGGATACGTAGACCTCGGGGATGTAGAGGTCCTTGTAGAGGAGCTTCTTGAGTTGCACGGAACTGCGCGGGTTGATGGTGCGTCCCCACACTCCCTTGCAGATGCGATCAAAGATCTGCAACGCACGGTCGTGTTGCTCGCGTAGCTCGGCCACCATGGCGTCGCGCTTCGCGATGTCCACGAGGATGCCCCGCTCCATCATGTCGAGGACCATGGGCAGGAGGCTGCGCTCGAACTCGTAGGTGGGGCACTTGGGTATTGCCGCTGCCACCTCCTGGGTGAGCATGCCATCGAGCCCATTGTACACGAGGTACTGCAGGGGGAAGTCCATCTCAGGAAGGCTGTTCGAGTAGAGGGTCTTCACTGGTCCTGCTCCAATGCGAGCATGAGGGTGAGCATGAGGTGGTAGGCTTGGCGCCGGGGGAGGGGGATGCGATGCAGGGTTCCCTGCAGCACGACGTTGAGTGTGATGTCGCTGGTGCGCGTGGCGTAGGCCAGGGTGGGGGGCTCGTAGTTCATCGCCTCAGGGTATCGCCCTTGTCGATCATGCGCTGGACACGGCTGCGGAACAGCGAGTAGTCCAGGTCGAGGAGGTTGCACATGCCCTTGAGTTCCGTGGCCGAGGAGGAGAAGATCACGCTACGTGCAGCACGACGATGGTGCTCTGGAGTGTTGGGGTTGGTGGCATCGTCCACGGCTTGGATGATGATGGCTAGGAGGAGTTTCTCTTCTGGCACAAGGCTGCGGCCTTCAAGTGCGTCGGCCATGTAGTAGGTGATGTCGTCCCAGCCTTGGGCCACGAAGAGATCATTCATCCTTCTTGTTCCTATCCTTCACCTTGCCCTGGCGCAAGAGCTTCCATGACTTCTCGTTGCAGTAGATGCTGCCGAGGAAGCCAAGGGACTTGGGCCATTCGATCTCGTTACTATGGCTCATGAGCATGGTGTCGTCAACAACACCGGGTACCTGGATACCGTGGGCGCGGAGGTAGGTGAGATCGTAGGTGGCGTTCTGTGCCATGCGCCTAAGAGGCAGGAGGAAGAGGATCTGGATGAGGGCCCAGAGGTGCAGCTCATCCTTGAAGGAGAAGATGGTGTGGGGATTCCAGAAGGGTACGACGTAGACTTCCTTGGGGGAGGGGGCGAAGCAGATGACGGTGATCTGCTTGTCCTTGGTCTCCACGTCGAAGGCAAAGGAGCCTGACTTGAGGCAGGCATCGATGCAGAGGTGCATGTCCCGGGGGCTCTCCACTATGTGGATGCTGCGGCGCGGGAAGACACTGCGGGTCTTGAGGGATTCCTGCCATGCCTTCTTGAGGTCCATGGCAAGGACGGGCATGAGGGAGTGGTCCCTTACAATAGCCCGGGGATTGTGGGTTGGGAGGACACGACGGTCTTCCCAGTAGAGGATTGTTCCCCGGTGATCCAGCATCTTGTCGCCCGTAAGGCACCAAAGGGCAAGATCACCCAGAGGGACAATGAACTTGTGTTGCCTGCACTCGTCTCGTACTCGATTGTAATCTGGCAGGAACTCCGACCTAAGGTATCCATGCTGGTAGTGGTAGGGATTGTTTCTGGCTTCACCAGGGTATTCCTTCTTGGGGTGGAAGTAGCTGGAAGGACTGGAGAACTTGGGCATGCTGCGGAAGAGCATGGCCATGGGAGGCTTGGGCATCCCGGCGTAGCGCATGGCTATGTCCAGCATGGTCGCAGGGTAGCCCACCAGGGCGGAGCCACTGCGCACTTCATGGATGCTGGGATAGTCTAGGAGGAAGATCATGGCCCCTCAGGTATAAGTGCGGCAGGAGGCTGGAGACTGGTGAAGGAGACCGCAGTGCAAGTCTCCAGCCTTGAGGATGCTGCCGCTCACCCCTCCACGTACACTGCGGCTAGGGGAAATAGGGTGGGGGATGCCGCCCCCTCGCTCACCACTGGGCAGGTGACGCCACGTGTCAGGCGGCAGTGATGTTGACGCACTCCCAGTAGGTGCGGGTGCCGTCCTGCGACTTCGACTCGGTGAAGTCGAACTTGACCTGCTCCCCAACGATGGCGCTGGCGATTTCCACCGCCGTGCCAGCCTTGATGGCAGACGGGTTCACGCGACGCACCACGTCAGCGAGGATGCTGATGGCGGCCTTGGTATCGAAGAAGGTGGAGGACTTGAGTTCCACGTTCATCTCGACACCCTCGATGTCCTGGCCCGAGAGCGGCTCCTCCGGACGGATGAGGAAGCGCACCGTGCGGGTGCCCTTCGCAGTGGTGCCGGAGAGGGTGCCGCTGATGATGCCAGCGTACTTGCCCTTGGGGAGGAACTTGCGGCCTTCGAGGTCTTCGAGGGTGTAGATGTTCTCGGACATTTTCTTTCCTTTCACAGTTCGATCTGCTTGAAGATTGCGCCCAGATCGAATGGCGCTTCTGCATTCACCCGATGGGGTGCGCTGCATTTGAGGTAGCTCATATCACGAGTGGTCTGCGTGTGCAACACCGGCTTGCCATCCTTGCGCGAAGCGAGCCAGACGTTGTTCATGTAGCGGGCCACCACGTTGGGGAGCTGTTGACCGAGGAAGGAAGGGAAGGCGCGCATGATGCCGCCGGTCTTCTTGTTCTCGATCATGCGAATGTGGGCGATGAGGATCAGGTGGAACTTGTAGCGATCCGAGGTGAGGCGCGCAACCTGCGTCTCGAAGCGTTTGTTCATGACGCCCCAGAGGGACTGGTCGAAGCCCGCCTTGTCGTCAGCGATGCCGTTCTCCTTGAGGACTTGGGACATGCAGGTGTCGTTCCAGAAAGAGGCGCTGTCGATGACGAGCACGGTGTTGCTGTCCCAGGTGGTGAGTTCACCGAGGTCCTCGTCGGGCAGCGTCCACTTGGTGGAGATGCTTACGGACTTCTTCCACGACTCCGGGTCCTTGGCCGGGATGGAGAAGTAGGAAATGTTCTCCGCCTTCCCCGGCTTGAGGTAGGCGTTGAGGATGGCGAGGTTGTTGTCAAGGTCCACGATGCGAACCTTGTAGTCGTTGTTGGCAAGGGTGGCCAAGAGGCCGGTCTTGCCTGCACCCGGATCCCCCAGCAGGAGGAGTTTCATCCTGCGCTGGTTGGGGTGCTGAGAGAAACTTGGCATGGTTCACTCCACATGATTTCATCAAGATAAGCCCACGACATCGTCCCGTCAGGGAGGATGATGTCGTAGCTGGTACCTAGCTCCACCGTGTGCCGCTCGTCAAGCATGATCTTCACGGGGGTGCCGGGCGGGTAGCCGTTGATGGTGGCGGCCAGCGTCAGAAGACGATGCGCCATAGGGCCAGTACTCCGAAGAAGGGCAGGAGGTAGAAGGCCAGGACCCACGCCATCATGACGAGGAAGCCAACGCCAAGGAGGAGGGCGAGGACGAGGTCAGAAATTACAAGCAACTTCGCACTCAGCCAGGATGCTGCGCGAGACAAAGACCTCGCTACCCCAGCGGGCATGGAAGCCCGAATCCATTGGAAGAGATACCACACGGGAGACTCCTTTCGAGACGATGCTGAGGGCGCAGGCGCAGCACGGGGGATGGGTCGTGTAGAGGGTGGACCCTGCCGTGGGGAAGGTGGCGTTGTCAAGGACGTTGCGCTCTGCGTGTAGGGTGTAGCGCAGCCGAGACTCCCGGGTGTTGAGGCGGGAGTCATCGGCCATGCCTGAGGGGAAACCGTTGTAGCCCAACGCTACCTGTCGCTTGTCCGTACCCACGAGGACGGCACCCACCTTGGTGGAGGGGTCCTTGCTCCATGAGGATACGTGGATGGCAAGGTCAAGGAAGCGTTGGTCCCAGCTCATGCAATCCTCCAGACACGGATGCCGGGGACGGAGTCCTCCTGCACGATGCGGGAGATGAACTTCTTGCCGGAGGACTTGCCGTAGACGGAGGCGCTACCGGCAACGCGACTGCGAAGGAGTTCGGGATTGTCACCCTGCTGGAAGAAGGAGTCTCCGACTTCCATTTCCTGGAAGGGGTAGATGCGCTTGCGGCCAACGGCTGCAGGGGGGACGGGGATGTTCTTCTGGATGGGGATCATTTGGATTTCCTTTCAATGGCAAGTTTGTAGCCCATGGTGTTTAGGACGGCAGTGAGTGAAGCGATGGTTGGTGAACCTCTGCGGAACCAGCGGCGCGGTGTCTTGGTATCGACACCAGCCCGCCGGTAGATCTGGGTAACATAGCCTGGCCGTTGCTTCAAGAGGGAATGTAGTTCCTTCAGCACGGGCTCGATGCCGGAGGCATGACCTCTGAAGCGGCGCTGCGCCAAGGCTATCTGGTGTGGGTGCTTCATTTCTTCTTTCTCCATCGGCGGGTCATGGCTTGCCCTCCAGTGCATTGCGCGCAATCGTCCACGGGTCGTCAGCAAATGGCCCCTGTAGTGCGATCCGATACAGAGCCGTGTGCATCTTCTCGTTCTCCGCGCGCAGCTTCACGATCACGTCTCGCTGAGCGATCAGGGCTGCCGCGACGAAAAGGGTGGCTGCTGCCGCAAAGAGGCGGGTCATGGCTTGCCCTCCAGCGCCTCGCGCGCTCGGTGTCCGCCATCGCTCATGATCGGAGGCTCCCAGATGAAGATCGCAGCGGGGTCAGGATCGCCGGGGTTGCGACGCTCGACAGGGAAATGGTTGCGCGGATCGGCGTACCAGCGCAGCGCCTCGCGCAGCCGTCTCACGGTCTGTCGCTCAGCGTCTAGCGCCCCCTCCAACTGTCGGACACGCATCGCAACGTAACGGTCCTCTAGCTGCGCGCGTAGCCCCTCGATCTCGTCGGCCAGCTTGTTGACGAGGCAGCCGATGTGGTCGGCCTCGCATCCTTCGTAGTGCGTTGGTGCGACGTGCGTATGGCGTCGCGCTAGTGCGATTAGGTCACTCATGGGTTGCCCTCCAGCGCCTTGCGGCGCAACTCATCAAATAGCAACGCGGCTGTTCCAGCCATAAGTCTTTCGCTGCCGAGATAGACAACTGCAATGAACCCGGGATAGGCTGACGGTGACAACGTCAACCAGACGGAGCCATCGGCATTTGTGTCGATCTGAATTGCGCTCAGCAACTCGCGCATCCGCTTGTTGTTTTCGCGCAGCTTCTCGACCTCGGCCTTATGCTCCTCGCGCTCTTGCCTGACGTGAGCATCCTGCGCTGCGGCACCATCGCAACATCCCTGTTGGGTGGCGAGATCCGCGCGCAGCCGCTCGTTCTCCGCGCGCAGCAGATCCCCGCCCTCACATGCGGTTTGATGCGCCCGATGTAGACGTTCGATCTCCGCGCGTTGCCGCTCGATCTCGATCACCGCATCAACAGCGATAGACAGATCGTCGTGGCGCGCGGCAGCTAGTGCGCGCAGAGATGTGATTAGGTCGCTCATGGCAGGGACTCCCAAAGGGCGCAGGCCCACATGATTAGGTAGGCGGCGAGGGTGATGGTGATGAGATGGGGGCGGGTCATATGCCACCCCTCTCTCGCAGGGCATGGACCTGATCGTAGCCCAGCTCGTGGACCATGTCGTGGGCCATGTCGAGGATACCCTTGAAGTCCTCGTCGGTGATGATGGTGCCGTTGCCACCGTCGCAGCTCTCGGCATCGATGACGTTGCGGAGGTCACGGAGGAAGACGGTGATGGCCTTGAGGATGGCGGCTTGGTATTTCTCCACGTTGCGGAGGGATTCCTGGGCGCGCTGCTGCTCCTCGGTGGCGTCTTCCTGGGCGAAGTAGGCTTGCTCGGGGCTGAGGATACGCATGTCACTGTTCCTTTCGCGTAAGGGTGTAGCCCGCATGGTGCAGGGCATCCAGGATTTCTTTGGCGTCCTTGATGTAGAAGCCCTTCACCTCGTCGTTGTAGAGGTTCCAGTCCTTATGTGGGAACTGGACCAGAGCGAGAGCGGATGCGATGCGAAGCACGATTTCCGGGGGGCTTTCTGTCACTGGGTTTCTCCTTGTTGAGAATGGCGATGAGGGTATCGCAGATGCGATTGCGGAGGGCAGGGGTGCATTCCACGGACACGACAACGAGGAGTTGCTTGTCTCCACGGAAGATGCTGCCGTCGATGTTCTTGTACTTCATCCCCATTGGGCAGCCATCGCATCAGCGATGCCCTGATAGGTGAGGCTGCGCAGCTTGGCACGTTGGGGCGAAGGACCCAAGTTGTTCTGTCCTGTCGGTGTCTGGTTGGCGTATCGTTGGCGCGTCAGGATGTTGGTAGGCTGCAAGGCGGGAAGACCCTTGAGCCACAGGCAGGTGCGCTTGGATGCATCCTCGCCAAACATCCACGGCTGTATGATCTGGTCAGGCTTGCGCCACCTGGAGGACATGACACCCACGGGGTTCTCGATTGCGAT